AAGGGAGTGATTGTACGTGGCATCAAGACCTGTGTACTATGACCTGTATGATTGTGACCAATATGACGGCCGGTACAGAGCAGCGGAACTGATGGTAATGCTGGGCATCCGGCACCGGCAGCAGATAGAGCATTACAGTGATGTGGGTATCCTTTACCAAAAGAGGTACCTGATTGTACGGGTGGATGACGGGAACGCGTCAGAACAGGCCAATGAGTGGGACAGGGTGACGCAAGCGTTGAAGGGATGCGGGTACGATTTGGGCAGGATACCGATTGTGGCAAAACGAGTATAGATAAAACAAGCCTGAAATGCCCCTGTAACGCATCAGAATGAACGAGAATAGATTTTAAGGCAAGGAGGCGTGCGTTTTTATTGGGAAAGCAGAAAAACCCGGCAGAAGAGCTTGAGAGGTTTCTAAACTACATCGATGCATGCAGGCAGGAATACAAGTATGCCTATGACATGGTAGGGGAGGAAGATAAGCGCCTGCAGGACCTGCTGCATGAGATGGAGTTTGCCAAAGATAAGGCCGAACGAAATCGCGTAGCTACGAAATTGCAGCGCAGCAGAAGAAACCGTAGGGAGAATAAAGATATAGTTCTGATGAATGAAAAGGTTGTGGAGTTCTTTAATGAGCCAAAGAACCGTGATACCTTAAACCGGATGCGCCAGCTGTTGGGACAGCAGCGCAAGGAGGAAGAGTACCTGATGGGTGAGCGCACATACATACCGAGAGCAGGGAGGTGATACCGTGGACAAGGAGGTGTTGATACAGTATTGCGAAATGAAAGAGGAAATAAAGGACATAAGGCGTCGGATTCGGAAGCTGGACAGGTTCTTGGAGGAGCCGCACCAGGTATCCGATACGGTGAAGGGTACAAGGCGGGACGGCACGATAGGAAGTATTAAGGTCACAGGATACCCAGTGCCAGAGTATTACCGGAAGCAGCGGCTGAGAGAGCGGTACAGGCAGCTTCTGGAGCGCAAGGAGGCGGAACTGCTGGAGCTGACCTGTCAGGCGGAGGAATATATACAGAGCATACCAAAGAGCGAGGTGCGGACCATGTTCCGTCTGTATTACATAGACGGCCTTCCGTGGTGGAAGGTGGCGCAGGCCATGAACCGGATGTTTCCGAAGAGGCGGGTGAAGTTTACGGAAGATAGCTGTAAGAAACGAAATTTAAGATTTTTTGAAAATGTCCCCCAATGTCCCGAAGAAAAGTGCTAATATGTTATCATGCGGAAGCCAGAGGGCGGAAGCATCCTCCCCACAAATAGCGGCCGCCAGGTGTCATATCCTGGTGGCTGACTGTATCTGGTTTATCTATCCCCCACGACATTTTCCAGATACAATTAGGGCATCCTAGAGATAGGGTGTCCTTTTTATTATTTGACCCTTGACTTAACAGAACACATGTTCTATACTTTGGTTACGAAGAGAAGATGTGGATGTGTTTTTGTAAGATTTGTGGAATTGGGAGGGGGATATTTGTATATTCTTTCCATTCGGTGTGTGATATAATGTAAGAAAAACGTCGAATTGGGGGACATAAAATGGATAAAAAGCAAAGTGCAAATAATGAGAAAAAGGTATCAGTGGCTAATTTTAATGTAGTTTTTATGGGGGACAAAGATGAGAGTCCGTTACTGGATTATTTTGACACTATTTTAATGCCGGCTTTGAAAAGTGGAATTACAAGAAGCCAAGGGGATAATACCTATTTGCTTATGGATATTGAAGTTAATCAGGATACAGATTGTGAATATATATTGACAGGGTTGATTGTTAAAAGTACAGTTCTTGAAGTTAAATCTATGTTTGATGAGAACGGGAATTTGGTCGAAAGAAATGATGTTTATCCAACGGCTCCATTTTCTACTTTTATAATTTACCTAAAAAATCATAGAATGATTTTAGTTGAAAATCAAAAAGGAAGTCCATCTTTGGACAGCTTCCGCTCAACTGTTAAGTATGTTTTAGATACGTACGTTGCAAGAGAGAACCATGCAAGAATGGAGCAGGAGAAAGAGCAGCTTCCAATTCCTCTTGTCAGTGTCGTGGGAATACCGCCTAAGGGTGGCATGATAGCGGCATTAAAACAGGTAGAAAAAATTTCAACATTGACTTTGAAGTTTTATCCGTTGAATGGTGATGGAGATATAGATTTATCTGAGATAATGAGCGGGATATCAAAAGAATTGCGTAGAAAAATAGGAAGTGATCGGGGATCGGTAACATACCGATCACCAAAGAATATTAATGGAGTTATAGAGGTAGTAGAGGCAGCGGAAGGTACAGTTGAGCCTATTGTGGTGGCGAAGTATCCAGGAAGAAAAGGGGAATCCACGATTAAGTATAATGAAATATCTGATAGGAGAAAAATGCGTGTACCCGATGGAGAGAGAAATGCAGAGTTATCCAGCATGATTAATCAGGGAAAAGAAATTGACAGTATAAATTATACTAGTGAGGAAAATAATAAAATATATTTGAGAAATCAAGGGAAAATAATAAAATTTGTTCGTAAGGAAAAATAAACAATTTTGGAGGGGGATGATTATGGATAATTTAAATCTTGATAATATTGAACAATTACTTCAATCTGAACCTTCTGAAAAGTTACTTTTTAAAGCAATCAAAGCTCTTAAAGTTGAAAAGAAGAATAGGAAATCACGATGGATATTAGTAGTTATATGTTGTATCCTCGGTTCCATAGTCGGAATTCATAAAGAAACAGTCACTATTTTCAGAGAAAGTATAGATGCTATTTTAAATGTTTCACTAGCACTTTTCGGAGTGATTTTCACTGGATATTCCTTGCTACAAGCCTTTATGAATAAACAGATGTTACTTCAACTTCTAAAAGACACAAAAGTATGTGACGGAGGAGAAAAGAGTAGATTACAAGATATCAATGAGAATTTTGTATATTTAATGCTATTGTATGTTATTGCGATAATTGTAACATTGATTATGAAAATAGTGATGTTTTGTTTGCCTGACAGTTTTACATTATTTTTAAACATGATAGTAAATAATGTGATTGCAGTAAGTTTAATTGCGGTTTATTTTATTTTTATTGGAATAATACTGTGGAGGACAGTTAGTTTCGTTTCTACAATTTTTCAACTGTTCAATATATATGCTGTGACAAGAGTTCTTGAAATGATAGATGAGGAAGAAAAGCCATAATTTATCATATAAAAGGCGATGATTAGGGGCCACCTCCGGGCGGCTCTTTTTCTATATTCGTTTTCCGGTGCCTGAAACTTAGGGCGTCCGGGACCTCCTTTTGCGGAGAGGATAGCCAGGATTGGAAGGTGAGGTGACAAGATGCTTAAGTCTTGTAAATACTGTGGTCGTATCCATGATAGCCAATACGACTGCGGCAAGAAGCCAGCACCGCAAAAGAAGATAACCTACATAGACCGGTTCCGTAGCTCCAGGAAGTGGAGGGATAAACGGGAGCAGATACGCCGGCGTGACAAGAACCTCTGCCAGGTGTGTATCCGAAACCTTTACGGCACGGACCGGCAGTATAACTATGAGAACCTATCCGTTCATCACGCTATACCGATAGAAACGGATTATGACCGGCGCCTGGATGATGACAACCTGCTGACTGTATGCGGGATGCACCATGAGATGTGCGAAAGTGGCGAGATACCGTATGAAACTATAAAAGAGATTATTGATGAACAGGAGGAAAGTCAGTGAGATTATGGATTGAAGATGACAACGGAAATCGGGTTGAATGTGAAGAGATTAAGACGGTAAACGTTCCGGATAGTATTCTGGTCTTTGAGACAGCCAAGAAGCTGACGAAGTCATGCATAGATGACTTTCGTAAATGCATCAAAGAGCAGACTGGTCATGAGTGTGTCCTGGTGGATGCGGGGATCCGTCTGGTGGCGGAGGTATCCCCCGGGGGGTTGTGTGGAAAATAGACACACTTCCGGACACCGACGCCCCACCTTTAAATACACAAAATCTTAGAAATGAGAATTTCGGCACAGAAGGAAGGTGATAGGATGCCAAGGCCGGCAAAATCAGCCAGGGTAAAGACTGGCACAATTACAAAAGAAGAAGAGGCGAAGCGCCTTGAGCTGGAGGATAAGCTCCGCGGAAAGAATGACAAACTGGTGCCGCCGCTGTACCTGACGGAATCCCAAATGGAGATATTTAATTACATCATGACCGAATTGCAAGAGGCCGACATCCTGGGAAACCTGGACCTGTTCATTCTGGCTCAGACCGCCATTGCTGTTGACCGTATCCAGGAGCTGGACCGGCAGGCCAACGATAAGAAGGAACTGCTTTTTGAGAATTCCTTCCGGATGGCCAGGGCCGAGGCATCAAAGGAATACTTCCGGTGCTGCAATGAGCTGTGCCTATCCCCTCAGAGCCGGGCGAAGCTGTCTATTGCGAAAGTGAAGCCAGGGGAGAAGAAAAAGACCATCATGGATTTAATCAATGAGGACGACGAAGACGAAGGTTAAGCACCCGGCGGTCGCATATGCTGAGGGGGTATGCCGGGGAAAGATTAAGGCGCCGAGGTACGTTATCCTCCAGTGTGCAGACTTTTTGCAGACGTACAAAGGGAAGAACAAGAAATATATCATCAATGAAAGTCTGTTGGATAAGATATATAAGATTCTTAAGGTGCTCAAGATGGCCAAGGGACCCAAGGCCGGGAAGACCATCTATTCGGCACTGGCCGGATATCAATGGCTGCTTATCACGGCGGTCCTCTGTACGGTCCATCGGAATGACAAGCGGATGCGCCGGTACCAGACGGCGGTGCTGGAGATTTGCAGGAAGAATGGCAAAACATTTGTTGTTGCTGTTCTTTTTATTTTGCTCTTTTACCTGGAGCCGGCCTATTCCCGGTTCTTTTCCGTGGCGCCGGACGGGGCGCTGGCCCGTGAAATTAAGGAGGCTCTGGAGCCGCTGCTGGCAACCAACGTGGAGGTCTTTGAGGAAAACGAGTTTAAGGTGCTGCGGGACTACATCCTGCATAACCCCACAAAGACGAAGTACACGCCACTCAATTATTCCACCAGCAGGATGGACGGTAAGGAACCCAGCGTGTTCATTGCTGACGAGGTGGGGGCGCTGCCCACCTCCTACCCGGTGGAGGCCATGCGTTCCGGACAGCTGCTTATCCGGAATAAGCTGGGGTTTATCATCTCAACCAAGTATCCCACAGCAGACAACCCGCTGGAGGATGAGGTGGACAACGCCAAGAAAATCCTGGATAGTCTGATTGATGATGAGACCGTGTTTGCCCTACTCTATGAGCCGGACAATACAAAAGATTGGGCTACGGACGACACCATCCTGGCCCATGGAAATCCCCTGGCATTGGAAATAGAAATGGTGTGGGACGAACTACTAAAGAAGCGTCGGAATGCCATCAACCGTGAGAAGCTGCGGGAAAACTTTCTGACCAAGCACTGTAACATCATCTATCAGGGCTCCGGGACAGAGACATACATCCCGATTGACCAGGTGAAGACCTGCAAGGTATCGCGGATAGACTGGGAAGGCCGGGAGGTTTATGTGGGAGTTGACCTTGCAATGACAAACGATAACTGTTCCGTGACCATGTCGGCGGAGGAGGACGGGGAGATACTGAGCCACGTCATGACATTTATACCAGAGGGAAGGATTGATGAAAAGAGTGAATTTGAGAAGTTTGATTACAGGGCTGCCATTGCCGCGGGAACCTGCATTGCCTGTGGTGATATGACAGTGGATTACGGCGTGATTGAGGACTACGTGGCAGGCCTGGAAGAATCCAGGGGTGTGGTTATTAAATCAATCGGATATGACCGGTATAACGCCCTGTCAAGCGCCCAGAAATGGGATAAGGATTACATAACAGTAGAAATACGGCAGCATTCGGACACCCTGCATCCTCCCACCAAGTTATTGGCGGAGATGGTGGCAAACCAGAAATGGCATTATGAGGAAAATCGGCTGCTGGAAACCAATTTTGAGAACGCGAAGTGTACCTATGACACCAACATGAACCGGTATGTCAACAAGAAGAAATCCAAGGGGAAGGTGGACGGAGTGGTGAGCATTATCAACTCAGTGTACCTGCTCCAACAGGATATCCTCTTTGACGACAGTGGTTTTACAGTGCAGGTGTGTTAGTTGCGATATCGCAACAGAGAGAGGAGTGATTGTATATGTGGTCCTTTCGGTTGAGGGCAGACCCGGAACCAGAGAAAAAAGAAACAGAGTCTAATGAGGATGCATTGCTGAGGGCCAGTCTGTCGGATGACTACATGACCAGGGACCAGGCCATGAACGTGCCGGCCTTTGCGGCCTGTGTGAATAAGATAGCGGAAACCGTTTCAACCATCCCTGTTCGGCTTTATAGGCTGGTGGATGGGAAGCTGGAAGCAGTTGAGGATGATGCCAGGGTCCGGCTGCTAAATGATGATACCGGGGACACCCTGGATGGGGTGCAGTTCAAGCGGGCGCTGGTCAGGGACTATCTGACCGGGAAAGGCGGTTATGCTTTCATCAACCGGACCGGGAACCAGATAAGGTCCCTGCATTACGTCAGGGAATCTGAGGTATCCTTCCTGTTCACATCAGACCCGATTTTTAAGGACTATGACATCATGATTCAAGGGACGAAATATAAGCCCTTTGAATTTCTGAAAGTGCTCAGGAATACGGAGGATGGACGTTCCGGCAGGAGTGTGGTGGATGAGAACAGTGAAGTCCTGAGCGTATCCTACCATTCCCTGGAGTACGAAAAGAACCTGGTCAAGACCGGTGGCAATAAGAAAGGGTTTGTCAAGTCGGCTAAAAAGCTGGCAGAGCCGGCCATTAAGGCATTAAAGGCAGCATGGCGCCGACTTTACCAGAACAACACAGAAAATGTCGTCATATTGAACGAGGGGTTAGAGTTTCAGGAGGCCAGTAACACGTCTGTGGAGATGCAGCTGAACGAGAACAAGAAAACTAACAGTGACGAAATCTGTAAGCTGTTCAACATGCCGCCAGCTATGATAAACGGCGGCGCCACGGAGCAGGATAAGACAAACTTTGTCCAGTACTGCCTGAATCCAATCTTAAAAGAGTTTGAATGCGCCCTGAACCGGGACCTGCTTCTTGAATCAGAGAAGGGGTCCTTTTATTTTGCAGCGGATACGTCAGAGCTGACCAAAGGGGACATTGAAAAACGTTTCCGGGCTTATGAGACGGCCAGTAAGAACGGATTCATGCAGATTGATGAGATACGCTTAAGGGAGAATCTGCCGCCGCTGGGATTGGATTTTGTCCGCCTTGGCCTGCAGGATGTGCTGTATGACCCGGAGACGAAACAGTTTTACATGCCGAACATGAACAAGACCGGCGGACTTGGACAGAAAGAGTCAGGGCCGGAGCAGAAAGAAGGTGAAAAGAAAAATGAGGATTGAACTAAGGTCAGACAGTGTGGTGATTGAAGGCTATGTCAATGCCGTGGCCAGGGATTCGCGGCCTATGAGGGACCGTAAGACCGGGAAACGGTTTGTGGAGCAGATTGTACCTGGGGTGTTTGAGCGAGCGCTCAGACACAATGAGGTGCAGCTGCTCCTAAACCATGACAAGACCAGGAATCTAGGTTCCACAAGCACAAATCTGGAGCTGTACGAGGATAGCATCGGACTCCATGCCCGGGCAGAGGTCACGGACCCGGAAGTCATTGAAAAAGCCCGGAAGAAGAAGCTTAGAGGCTGGTCCTTCGGGTTCAGGGAACGGGACGCCAGCAAGGAGGATATCAATGACGCTCTGGAGCGCAGGTACGTGGAGGATATGGACTTGGTGGAGGTGTCCATTATAGATGAGCGCAAGCAGCCATGCTACGAGGGCACCAGTGTTGAGGTAAGGGCAGAGGGAGAGACAATCCTGACACCGGAACCTTTGGAGGTCCGCGCGGATTATGTGGAGGTCAAGGAAGTAAAGAAAACGATTGATATGAGTAAGTATCACAATAGAATCAAGGAATTAGAGAAGGAGAAAGCAGAATGAGAAAGAAAACAGTTGCAAGGCAGTACATGCAGTATCGTGCGGAGGACTTAAAGTCTCTTACGGAGCAGCGGGCCGACCTGGTTCAGCAGATGAAAGACCTGACGTCCACCGCAGAGACGGAGCAGAGGGCGTTCAGCCAAGAAGAGGACCAGCAGTTTGATGACCTGGATAAACAGGTGAAGGCCCTGGACAGCACTATTGAGAAGCTGGAACGTGCCAGGGACTTGAAATTGAATGTTATCAGCACAGAGAAACAAGAGGACCTGAAACAGGAGGAGTTGGAAGAGCGTGCTTTTGCGGCCTATATCCGCGGAGAGGTCCTGGAGGAACGTGCTGGTGAGATGACAAAGACCGATAATGGCGCCGTTATCCCCAAGACGATTGCGAACCGGATTATCAAGAAGGTGGAGGACATCTGCCCAATCTATAAGATGGCGACCCGGTACAATGTAAAAGGGGCTCTGTCAATCCCGTACTATGCGGCTGATGGTAACACAATCAAGATGGCCTATGCAGAGGAATTCAAATCCCTTACCAGCACCAGCGGGAAGTTCACTAATATCGAACTGACTGGATACCTGGCCGGCGCCCTGTCCAAAGTGTCCAAGTCCCTGGCAAACAACAGCCAGTTTGACATCGTATCGTTTGTTGTTAATGAGATGTCTGAATCGATTGCAAGGTTCCTGGAGGCGGAACTGCTGCATGGGACTGAGGCCAAGGTTGAGGGTTTGAAGGGCGTGACCCTCAGCGTGGAAACCGCGGCGGAATCCGCCGTCACGATGGATGAAATTATCATGCTGAAGGACAAGGTGAAGGATGCCTTTCAGGCAAAGGCCGTATTCATTATGAACAGCGCGACCAGGACGGCCCTACGTCTGCTGAAGGATGGTAATGACCGGTATCTCATGCAGGATGACATCACGTCCCCTTTCGGTACGACTCTCCTGGGAAAGCCGGTTTATGTGTCAGACCAGATGGACGGAATGGAGGCGGGGAAGACAGCCATTTACTATGGGGACCTTTCCGGCCTGGCTGTAAAACTGTCCGAGGATGCATCCGTGCAGGTCCTCCAGGAACGATATGCGGATGAACATGCCATAGGTGTGATTGCATGGATGGAGTTTGATGCTAAGGTCGAGAATGCCCAGAAGATTGTCAAACTGGTCATGAAGGCATCCGATTAAGGAGGCAGGACATGAAGGTCAAGGCACTGAAATCATTTTCCGGCACGGTATCCATGTATAAGGGTGAGGTCAGAGAAATCATAGATGTGGTATTAATCCGCGACTTGGCTCAGGCTGGATATATCGAGCAGGTTACTGTGAGAAAGGGCGTAAAGGATGAAAGTAAGCGAGATAACGCTTAAGGATATCTGTCGGCAGATACGGACGGAAGAGGCATACCTGACGGAGGAGGACAGGCAGTATCTGGAAATCCTCCTTCCGGCAGCCATGGACTATGTAAAGGGATATACCGGTCTCGATGAGGCTGCGATTGATACACATGAGGACATCACAATTGCCGTTTTGGTACTTGTCTCCGATATGTACGATAACCGGCAGATGGCCGTAGATAAGAACAATGTCAACCGGGTGGTGGACACCATCCTTGGGATGTATTGTGAGAACCTGCTATAGGAGGTGGCGCCATGAATGCAGGGGCATACCGGGAGCCGGTGACGATTGAGAAGAATGGCTATACCGAGGATGATATTGGGAACCAGATAGCAGCCTGGACGGAATATTACCGTGGATACGCCTACATGAATAACCTGTCAGGCTCCGAGTATTGGGAGGCCGCGCAGACACAGGCCCAGAACACAATCATGTTCATACTGCGTTATCATCCGCTGCTGGGGGCCATGAACACGAAGGGGTACAGGCTGGTACACCGGGGTAAGGCTTATGACATCACCAGTATTGATAATGTCCAGTATAAAAATGAAACCGTGAAAATCCGTGCCACAGTAAAGGAGTGATGTCATGTCAGGAATCAGGATTGACTCTCTGGGAACAGAGATTACCAAAATGATGGAGGAGTATGCCTCTGAGGTAGCCGCCGACACAAAGGCAGAAGCCAGGGCAGTTGCAAAGGAGACCGTGAAGGAACTGAAAAAGACATCCCCGGATGGGCCTGGGAGCAGGAAGGGACATTATAAGGATGGATGGGCCTCAAAGGTGGAATCGGAAAATGCCGTATCCGTAGGAATCCGGATATACAACAAGAAAAAGCCGGGCCTCACCCATCTGTTGGAAAAAGGACATGCGAAACGGGGCGGTGGCCGGGTAGAAGGTATCCCGCATATAGGCCCTGCGGAGAAGCAGGCCGCCAAAGAGTTTGAGAAACGTCTGAAAGCGAGGTTATCACAATGACAGAAAAAGAAGCGTACCAGATGGTTAAGTCAGCCGGATTCCCGGCAGCTTACCATCATTTCGAGGAAGGGCAGGAACCGGAAAAACCATACCTGGTGTATTTGTACCCAGAAACCAATAACTTTTCCGCTGACGGGATTGTCTATCAGGGTATCAACGAGCTGGATTTAGAGCTTTATACGGATAGAAAGGACCCGGATGCGGAAAAAAGAGTGGAAGCCGTGCTGAAAGAGCATGGCTTTTTCTATGAGAAAACAGAGACGTACCTTGAATCTGAAAAGATGTTTGAGGTGCTGTATGAAATGGAGGTATTAATCAATGAATAAAGTCAAGTACAACCTTAAGAGCGTGCATTATGCACCACAGACAACAGGAGAGGATGGGGCAATTAAGTTTGCCAAACCGACACCCATCAAGGGGTCTGTCAGCATATCCCTGGATGCCCAGGGTGACATCTCCAAGTTTTACGCAGATGGAATCACCTACTATCAGGCAGCTGCCAATAACGGCTATGAGGGGGACCTGGAGGTGGCCCTGCTGCCGGAAAGCTTCCGGACGGACGTCTTGGGGGAAACATTAGACGGAAAGAAGGTTCTGGTAGAAAATGCCGATGCCAAACAGACCGCGTTTGCCCTGCTGTTTGAGTTTGACGGTGATGAGAAGGCCATCCGACATGTGCTGTATAACTGTAGCGCCACCAGGCCGTCCGTGGAGTCCCAGACCAAGGAGGAATCCATTGAACCGGTAACAGAGACTCTGACCATCTCTGCAACACCTCTTCCGGACGGGAGGATTAAAGCACGGACCGGTGATACAACGGATGAGGCAACCTATAACGGTTGGTATGACAATGTATATGAGACAGCCGCATCCGGCTTAGGAGCGTAACGGAGGTAAGACATGATAAGCAAGGAAATAGAGATTGATGGAAAGCTGGTGCCGTTCAAGGCATCGGCTGCCATACCAAGGCTGTACCGGGCGCGGTTCCGGCGGGATATCTTCCGGGATTTAATGCGTCTGGGAAAGGCCGTGGAAGGCGAGGAAATCCCAATCAGTGACCTGGAGCTGTTTGAGAATGTGGCATACATAATGGCGCTTCATGCTGACCCGAACCAGCCAGGGACACCGGAGGAGTGGCTGGACCAGTTCAATACGTTTTCAATTTACACGGTACTGCCCCAGCTCCTTGACCTGTGGCATCTGAACATTGAGACAGATGTGGAGGCCAAAAAAAAACGAAGCCGAGCAGCCGGGAAATGACAACGCCCTTGTTCATGCTCCGGGCGGCCCAGCTGGGGGTAGCGGTTAGTGACCTCGACCTGCTCACCATTGGGCTGGTCCTGGACATGTTTACAGAGTCACAAAATGACAGCTATAAGTATCCAAACCTGGCAACCCAGGAGGATTTTGACAAATTTTAAGGAGGTGGTATCGTGGCAGACCGTATCAAAGGAATCACAATAGAAATCAGTGGGGATACCACCGGTTTAAACAAGGCATTAAGCGGCGTCAACAAAGAAATCAGCAGCACACAAGGCCAGCTCAAGGATGTGGAGAGACTGCTGAAACTGGATCCGACCAACACAGAGCTGCTGAGGCAGAAACAGAAGCTCCTGGCGGATGCCGTACAGGGGACCAAGGGTAAACTGGATACACTGAAAGAGGCAAACAAGCAGGTGACGGAATCGGTCTCGAATTATGATGCCTGGAAAGAAAAGTATGACCCAATCAAGAAACAGATAGATGAGACCAAAAAGAAACTGGGAGACCTAAAAGAACAGTCCAGGAACGCCGATGAGCAGTTGGCAAACGGAGAGATATCACAGGAGAAGTACGATGCCCTGCAGGACGAAATCAAGAAAACTTCCAGCGAATTAAAGACGCTCCAGAAATCAGCCAAGGAAGTATCGGATGAATTCGGGAACCCGGTGGCACCGGAGCAGTACGACGCCCTGCAGAGGGAGATTGCTGAAACGGAGCAGCAGCTTAAATCCCTGGAGGACCAGGCCGGGAAGGCCAATACAACGTTGCAGCAGATTAGTGCGGCCGGCGACAAGTTCCAGAAAGTCGGCCAGGAGATTGAAGGTGTCGGAAAGAAATTTCTTCCAGTCACGGCTGCCGTGGCCGGCGTGGGGGCTGCCGCGGTAAAGACAACGGCAGACTTTGACGAGTCCATGTCTAATGTGTCAGCCATCAGCGGGGCTACGGGTGAGGAGTTTGACCAGTTAAGGGACAAGGCCAGGGAGATGGGCGCAGAGACGAAATTTAGCGCATCTGAGGCCGCAGACGCCATGAGTTACATGGCAATGGCCGGGTGGAAAACAGACGATATGCTGAACGGTATCAGCGGTATCATGAATCTGGCAGCCGCATCTGGAGCAGACCTGGCAACAACATCCGATATCGTGACGGACGCCCTTACTGGTATGGGATATACGGCAGCGGATGCCGGGCGCCTGGCCGATGTCATGGCGGCAGCCTCCAGCAATGCGAATACCAATGTGGAGATGATGGGTGAGACATTTAAATACGTCGCTCCGGTCTGCGGCTCCCTGGGATACTCCATGGAAGATACTGCCCTGGCGGTTGGGCTGATGGCCAATAGCGGAATCAAGGCCAGCCAGGCCGGTACTCAGCTGAGGGCAGCCATCACCAACATGGTCAAGCCGACCGAAGCCATGGAAGGCGTCATGATGGAGCTGGGGATTGAGATTGCCAATGAGGACGGTTCCATGAAATCCCTGGATGAAACATTGAAGATTCTGCGCGAATCCTTTGCTGTCACCACGGAGGAACAGAAGGCCCAGCGCCTGGCCACCCTGGAACAGCAGGCCGTTGCGGATGGGTACGGGGACACGCTTAAGGGATTGTCAGAGGAAGAAAAGTATTTCCAGCTTGCCATGTATGCCGGTCAGGAGCAGATAAAGGACATGTCCGAGGCACAGTTTAAGAAACAGGCAATGGACAAACTGGGAATCAAGGTGACCAAAAAGACCAATAAAGCACAGGTAGCACAGAACCTTGCTCTTGCTCTGGGGACCCAGGCCATTGAAGGGCTTACCCAGGAGCAGCAGTCCGCAGCGGCGGCAACCCTGTTTGGCAAGGAGGCCATGAGCGGTATGCTGGCTATTATCAATGCCAGCGAGGACGACTACAAGAAACTGTCGGATGCCATAGCCAACTCAGAGGGCGCGGCGGAGGATATGGCGGAAACCATGCAGGACAATCTCAACGGACAGTTGACCATCCTCAAAAGCCAGCTGCAGGAGGCAGCAATCGCGATTGGAGACGCGCTGATACCTAAAATACGGGCGCTTGTGGCAAAGATACAGGAATGGACAGACTGGTTTAATAAACTGGATGCAACCCAAAAAGAGACAGTTGTGAAAATTGGTTTAATTGTTGCGGCTATCGGCCCCCTGCTTATAACCATCGGGAAGCTTTCTACCGGGATTGGCGCACTGTTGAAGATGGTTCCTGTAATATCAGGAGCGTTGACTGCATTGTCTGCGAGTGGAGGCCCGCTCTTCCTAACTGCATTGGCTGTGGGTGTCCTTGGGGGTGCATTCATTGCGTCCCGGGATAATATGGTTGACTATTACGAAGAGGCACGGGAGCTTACCGAGACAGAAAAAGAGAATAAAGAAAAAGTAGAAGAACTGAAAGATGCTTATGACGAGTTGTCGCAACGTAGACAGGAATCTGTATCTGTTATAGAGGCGCAATCGGGAAAAGAGAAGGAGCTGTGGAAGGAATTACAAAATATCACAGACGAGAATGGAAAAATCAATGAAGGTTATGAGGTCAGGGCTGCATTTATAGTCAATGAATTGAAAAATGCGTTGGGGATTGAGATTGACATGGTCGATGGTGTCATCAAAGATTATCAGGGGCTCCAGCAAGAGATTGATAATCTCATTGAGAAGAAAAAGGCAGAGGCCACACTGAATGCCTATTTGGAATCATATACGGAGGCTATTGTCGAGCAAAAGGAGGCAAGGGAGGCACTTTTTGATGCAACCAAGAATTCAGAGTCAGCAACTCAGAATTATAATGATGCACTTGCAAAAGAAAACGAACTGCAGTCAGAATATAATAGTCTTATGGCTGAATATGCCTCTGATGGAACAAATGATACGTTAAGGCAGCAGTTATATGACCTGCAAGACCAACTTATAATGGCAGGAGAAACAACAGCAGGTTTTAAGGACCACATGATTGAGAACAATCAGACTTTGGCAGACGCAACTGCGGCACTGGAAGGATATAACTCTACGATTGCAAATTATGAAGGTGCGAGCGCGGCTATAATTTCCGAAGACCAAGCAAAAATATCAGAATCATTAGCTTTGTTGACCAACGATTTTCAGACCGCTGAGACATCTACAAGGGAGAGCCTGGAAAGGCAATGTGAAACCTACAAAACAAAATTAGCGGAGGCAAGGGAAGCAGTTAAGCAAGGCGCACCAGGTGTTACGGATGAGTATGTGGCTGAGCTTGTTCGTTTGGAATTGAAAAGCAGGCAGGAACTTGCAAAGATACCAGAAAATACTGCTAATTCTCTGACGGATGTAGCGCAGGGTATTAAAGGCAAAACCGTCGAGATGGAATCAGCGGGGTCTAATTTCTCTGAGGGGCTTGCTACTGGTATCTTAAGTGGTGTAGGTAAAATCCGGGATGTTGTGAAGACACTGGCTGAATCAGGAGTAGGCGCGGCGGAGGATACCCTAAAAATCAACTCACCTTCCAAGGTGACGTATGATATCGGTACATATTTTGATGAGGGTCTTGCTGGAGGCATTGCTGATGGAATACAAAAAGTAACTGAAGAAGTATCGAAAATATCTACAGAAATGCAGCCCATAATGGAAGAACTTGCCCCATTAGCTGAAATTTGGTCAGGGGATATGATGGATGGTTTTGTCCACGGTATTAGGAAGAAAACTGCTGAGGTAGCGGAAGCCTGCCGGAGTGTGGCGGGCACGGTCTCTGATTATCTGCATTTCACCCGGCCGGAAAAGGGGCCGCTCCGCTATTATGAGGAATGGATGCCTCATATGATGCAGGGCCTGGAAGAAGGTATTAGGGGAAATATGTGGCGCGTAACAGACCAGATGGCAGCCCTGGCCGGGAGGATGGACGTCATGACCATGGATATGTCAGGCGGCGGGGAACAGAACGGCGGCGTCACACAGCAGGTCATTTCATTGCTGGAGACATATCTTCCGGACATTGCCTCCCAAAAGTACGTCATGATGGACGGGAAGGCCCTGGTGGGCAAGACCGCGGGACAAATGGACCGGAAATTGGGCCAGGTACAGGCCCTTAAGGAGAGGATAGGATGATACACCAGAGTGTGAGCATAAACGGCATTGATATGCTGTCAACCTACAAGATGGCACTGGCAAACAGACATTGTGTTCAGCCGCCAGTGCCAAAGACAATCTATCAGGATGTTCCGGGGGCCGACGGCTCCCTGGACCTCTCCACAGCGATTGCGGGCCGGATTATATATGAGCGGAGGGTAATTACTCTTAATTTTGGATGCGGGTACCCCATGGACAAGTGGCCGGAGGTGTTTTCGGAAATCTTACGAAATTTCCACGGCAGGGAAGGAAAACTGATATTCGATGATGACCCGATGTACTATTATGCCGGGCGCATGACAGTATCTGAATATTCCAGAGCAAGGACTCTGGGGACCTTCACTATCAGTGTGAATGCTGACCCTTATAAGTATGAGCTTACGGCATCAGACGAGGACTGGTTATGGGATTCATTCTCCTTCGAGAAAGGGGTAATCCGTGATTATAAGGAACTGGAGGTGAGTGGCAGCCTTTCCCTTAACGTCCCAGGCACGCAGAGATGGGTTATTCCTGAAATTACGGTGTCAGCTGCTATGACGGTGAGCTATGGCGGCAAGGACTATGAACTGAAACAAGGAACGAATAAGATATATGACATTGTTATAAAGGAAGGGGAGAACATGCTCATGTTCACCGGGACCGGAACGGTTACCATATCGTACAGGGGAGGAATATTGTAAATGTATCGGGTATATGTAAAAAACATGAATGGAGAATACCCCATATACGAGCCACTTGATGATACGCTCCGGATATTTGAGCCAGTGCTTACCCAGGAGATGGGAAGCGCCGGCTCTTTCACATTCCGGGTGCACAAAGAGCATCCATACTATAAGCAATTGAAAGTCCTGACGTCTGAGGTGATTGTTTATGATGATGGCGCATGTGTATTCTGTGGCCGGATGTGGAGACCGGAACAAGACTTTGATAATATGGTCGCGATTACCTGTGAGGGAGAGCTGACATATCTTCTGGACAGTCGGCAACGCCCCTTTACGTATACCGGAGGTATAGACGGATACATAGGACAGCTTCTTGACGTACATAACAGCCAGGTGGACGCCAGCCGGCAGATTAAAAAAGGTAACATAGTGGTGAGTGGGGATGGTGGATACAAAGAGTGGACCGTCCAGGGATTTTCAGACACGCTCACACTATTGAGGCAGTTGCCGGAATCGTTTGGGGGCTATCTCCGTGTCAGGCATGAGGCCGGAGTGCGTTATTTGGACTATCTGTGGGATTATGGAGGGATTAACACTCAGGTAATCCGATTTGGGGAGAACCTGCTGGATTTGACACACTATGTTGATGCCACGCAGATTATAACATGTCTGATTCCCCAGGGGGCAGATGTGGAATACAAGGATGAGTCAGGGGAGACACAGTCCAGGGCAGTGGATATAACATCCGTTAATGGAGGTGTAGACTACATCGAGAACGCGGAAGCCGTGGAGCTGTACGGGAGAATATGGGGATATCAGAAATGGGACGATGTGACGGAACCTGGTATATTGCTTGCTAAGTCCAGGGAATACCTCAAAGAGGCTTCAACCCTTCCTGCCTCAATGGAAGTATCTGCTGTGGACCTGGCAGCCATAGATAGCACCGTACAACAATTTCAATTAGGATTCTGGACGGATGTATCCAGTGACCCTCATGGAATCAATCAGAAGTTTCTGCTTACACGGCGGGAAATCAATCTGCTTGACCCTGGCCAGGGGAGTATAACACTGGGGCGGCAGACGGAGACTCTGACCGGAACCACGGTCAAGAACCAGACAGCTGTATCTGAGCGCATTGAGAAGGTGGCAGAAGATACGGCTCAGGAGATTAACCGCAGGGTGGAGAATGCCACACAGCTCATTATGGGAGGTAAGGGAGGCTATGTCGTCATTGACAACATAGAACCTGATACCGGGAATACGACCACACCGTGGCGTATCCTCATCATGAACACGCCGGATAAGGAGACCGCTACAAATGTAATCCAGTTCAATCAGAATGGCATCGGCTTTTCGACAACCGGAATCAATGGGCCGTATAAGAATGCATGGACCATAGACGGGAACCTGGTGGCTGATTTTATTACTGCCGGTCAGATGCTGGCGGACCGAATCCGTGGAGGGACGTTGGAGCTTGGAGGTACCGGACCAGGTAAGGATGGTGTCCTGATAATCCGAAATGTTGACGGAAAGAAACTGGCGCGTTTCGATAAGAATGGTATAACAATCAATGAGGGTAACATCAACATGACATCAGGCAGTATCACACTGCCGGGATTCAAGCTGACATCCGGTGGTGTCCTTACTCTTGACGGTACAAGTAATAATACAACGGTGGGAGCCAACCTGATTAATGTCAATACGCTCCGGGTTGCGGACCAAATAATGGCCAGCGGAGCATCGTTTAATATAGGTGGTATGTATAGTACAGGCAGCTATGTCCACGGCAGTTTCATGGGTGATTTCCACGGGTCATTCTACGAAACATCCGACCGGCGAAAGAAGGAAAGAATACAACCTTTAAAGGACGGGCAGGCTCTGGCACTGGTACTTGGATTGCATCCCAAAGTATATGTAATGAAAGAGACCGGTGAACCGATGATGGGATTTGTGGCCCAGGACGTGGAGAAGTTGCAGAAGCAGCTGGGTATTGACCTGCCGTTGACATCCATGGATAAGGATGGGTATTACTGTATCCCTTACATGAATTACATTGCCCTCCTGACAGGTGCGCTCCAGGCCCAGCAGAAACAGATAGACCGTTTAACAAGGAAAAGAGAAAGAGGTGATAAACGATGGCTGATATCAGTAAAGAGATTAATGACTTCCGTACTGCGGTGTATGGGCGGGATGTCCGGAATAGTATGATATCTCTGGCCGAGAAGGTCAACGGAGAGGTTGAGACCAATACAGCGAATGTGGACCGCGCAGTGAATACGGCCAACACGGCCAGCAGCAGAGCAAACCAGACCCTGGAAACAGCGCAGGAGGCAATCAATGAGGCAGAAACTACGTTACAGGCAGCCAATACAGCAAAGACAGGCGCCCAGTCAAGTGCAGCGGCAGCAGCATCAAGCGCCAGTGCGGCAGAGGCAAGTAAAACCGCAGCATCACAGAGTGCAGTAGCGGCAGAAGCGAGTGCAGCAGAAGTGGAACGAATTGCGGAAGGACTTGGGGGATTTGATGGTAGTGCAGCGTCAGTGACAACGGTTGATACGCAGGGGCTGGTTGTGGGGGGAGGAAAGAATACGAACGCCCAGGCATTGTTTAATGCCCTTGCCCTGAAAGTCGCGCAGGAGCTTGTGAGCAATACGAAACTTGCTCAACAGCTGGCTGATTATGTTAAAAAAACTGACATTGTGCAGACAGAGTCCACAGCAACAAATAAGGTCCCATCCAGCGCATACCTTAAGCAGGTCAAAGCTGACATAAATAGCAATTTAGCATCCAAAATAACTGTGATGACTTATTCAAAAGCGAATATC